CTATCTTAAGGCATACCTCAAGCCGCCGACTGTGGTGACACAGTCCTTGGCTTGACGTTACTACCTTAGGAACTAGGAATTGGAGAAGGCTGCGGTCCTGGTGAAGGACCCATTTCTGGAAAGTACAGAAACGAGCTGTCCGTCGGGCAAGATAGTTTGCAAAACCATCCTGCACTTTAACGGCGGATAGGTAACCTAGAATGGATCGGGAAAGGCCGTTACCACCAAGGTACCAACCCTTTGAAGGGAGATCGAGCCAAAGACGGGACATCATTACAATGTCGGTCTTGGCCTCAATCGCCTGATTCAGAGGGAATGGAGTAACCTCAACTCCGGATTTGAACCATCGTTTGGCAAACTCAAATGTATCTTTCGATACATGTGACTTTGTTGGCGAGATTTCAACCCCGAGTTGAGTCATTACCTCCTTGTATAGTTTCGGTCCCTCTTCTCCACGGATGACTACATCGTCACCTAGTACTGCATACGTGGTATCAGTGTGAACTGATTTCACATATTTCAGAATTAGGTGATGACACATCGTGAACATTGCCCATGATGAGTAAGCACCCATAGGCTGACCTGCTTCGTAAGAAACAGTCTGACCTGTTGATGTTACCTCAAATGGGTAATGTGTCAGAATGTGGGCCCATGCCTCAGCTTTGGCCTTACCGAATACCAGAGCGAATACCTCCTTCTGGAAAGAAAGAGGGAATCGATCTGTGGCATTTGATAGGTCATAACTGTGGTATGGACCTGTACCATTCGCTAGCCAACGACTTACGTCACCTTGATATGTGAAGTCACCATACTGATTCCGAAGCCATGACATAATTTTGTCATGGTAAGGTTTCAGACATGTTTGACTCCAGTAATCAAAGATGGCGATAGGACGTGATTTCATCTCTTTGTCCTGGATGAAATGGAGACGACGGATAGATGGACTTTGCCAGTTCATCTTTCCTGGGGCACCAATTACAAATAGTTGTCCTTTCAGATTATTCATATAATCCTTAAGGACTGGACCACCTAGAATCTCAATTTGGGATTTTAGGTCTCCAGGAAGACTCGCAAGGTCGGCCATAGCGGTCGCCATCGCCTGTCCTTTCGGACCTGCTTTGGTTGACCAATGTGGTCGATCCCATGAAATCTTCCAACTAACTGTTTTAAGGTACCCCCGGCACCATTTCATCAGGTCTTCAGGGATAAATCCTTCCCAGGGAGCGGTGATTGGTGATGTATCTCCAACCTTATCTCCCGGAATTAGTTTTCCGATTGATAGGGCCGTGAGAATAATTGCCATTCCTCGTTTATCTCCTTCTCGGAAGATAGCCTTTCCATGACCTCCAATGAGGTTAGGTAGACCATCTTTCGAAATTGAGATTCCCTGAGATGTGACTAGTGGGTCCCCACACATATATCGGGTACAATGGTTACGTGCCGACTTAAAAGTAGCACATGACCATTTAGTACCTCGAGATGATGTGTAACGGATCCATGCAGAAAGGATCAGAGACACTGCAGCAGTAACGCGTTTAGC